ATGAGCAGAGCACTTAACAAACTGAGCGATACACAGCTGAGGAAAATCAACGGCACACCCGCCCAAAAAACAGCCTTTCTTAATGACGGTGGAAACCTGAGCGTCAGGCATTCAACCAGTGGCCTTTTAACCTGGTATTTCACTTACAGGGCCGGAACGGGAAGGGGGGCACCACCGGAACGCATTAAGCTGGGAAATTATCCTGATCTGAGCCTGAAATCAGCCAGGGAAAAAGCCGCCCAGTGTCGCGCATGGCTGGCAGAGGGGAAAAATCCACGTCATGAGCTTAATTACACCGTACAGGAAGCGTTAAAGCCGGTAACGGTTGGCGATGCGCTCACCTACTGGCTTGAGTCGTACGCAAAGGAAAACCGCGTGGATTATGCCGCCCTGAAAAAGCGCCTTAATAATCACGTAATACAGCACATTGGTGCTATGCCGCTGGATAAATGCGAGCTACGGCACTGGCTGGCCTGTTTTGACCAGGTGGCAAAGCGAACGCCTGTTACTGCCGGATTCTTGCTACAGACGTGCAAACAGGCGCTTAAGTTCTGCCGGAGGCGGCGCTATGCAATCAGCAACGTTCTTGATGATATGAGTGTGGCGGACGTTAGGAAAAAACCGGATATAAGCGAGCGTGTCTTAAGCACCAAAGAACTTGGCGAATTATTGCAGGCACTGGACAAAAAAATATTTTCCCCTTACTACGTCGCACTAATCCGCCTCCTGATTGTTTTCGGATGCCGGACGGTAGAACTGAGGTTATCGGAGATCAGCGAGTGGGATTTTACCGAAATGCTCTGGACCGTGCCGAAAGAACACAGCAAAACGAAGGTGGCAATATTCCGGCCCATACCGGAAGCAATACTACCGTTCGTCACGCAGCTGGTGGAGCAGAACAGGCACACGGGCTTATTGCTGGGGGAAGTGAAACAGGAAACAAGCGTGTCGCAGTACGGTAGATTAGCGCACAGGAGGCTAAAACACCCTCACTGGTCACTGCATGACATCCGGCGCACCTTTACAACGATGCTGAACGATTTAGGCGTGGATCCTCACGTCGTGGAGCAGCTTACAGGTCATCAGATGCCAGGGATGCAACGAGTCTATAACCATTCCCGTTATCTGGATGCGAAACGTGACGCGCTGGATATGTGGACGGAGCGGTTAGGGATACTGGCGGGAACACATGAAAACGTAACCACATTGCCAATAGCCAGAGAAATATAATTTTTTTTGCGATTTTTCAGGATGCGGACAACGTGAAACAACGAGACACAACGACGAACAACAAGGAACAAAATGGAACAACGGGTTAAAAATCAGCCATCGTAATAACCATTTGATTTTTATAGGTGTACTGTTTTTTTATACACTGGCGAATCACTCTTAAAAATATGTAAAAAAGGCGTAAAAGTAAAATTTTATGCCTTTGCATCATAATGAATTAAAAGAGTTTTTATTCTCATTCCCCATGCTTCTGTAAAACGACCGCCGCCAGTGTTTGCCATTCCACAAACACCCTGACACAATCCGACACAACCCAACCCAATAATCCACCCAATGACTCTTTAAGAAACAACAAAGGGGGAATTGTGTTAAGCACAGATCGCTTTATACGTGAAAAAGAATGTCAGCAACTTACAGGCCTGAGCCGCTCATGTCGGTACCGCCTGGAAAAAGCCGGACAATTCCCATCACGGCGTAAGCTGGGCGGTCGTTCCGTTGGCTGGTCTTTATCCGAAGTTCTGGCATGGAAGGACAGCTGCGAGGCAGTTCACTAATCAGGCTGGCGGCACACAGCCGCCACCCATCCACTAATACAGAGATCTAACCATGAATACTGGATATTCTCCCGAACAAGGGCGGGGCTTCGTTCGTCCTGAAAAACAGAATCTGCAAAATTTTGCCGAAAGTATTCCGGTTATTTCCGGCCTTACTGGCGGGAGTGAAACCAATATTGTTAACGCCAGAGTGTTGCAGATGTTTGATGATAAAAAGGGAGTAAATTTAACTTACACCCCTGACGGCAATCAGAATATGAGCATTATCTCTGAGTCAGGTTTCTACAAACTAATAAAAACAAAAAGCGCCCCGTTGCCGGAGCGCCTTTGTGAACAATTAACCTACTGCGCAAAAAATGAATCTGAGCAGTGGGATTATATCAACCATGTGGAGAAGCGCCACAATTGCCGAATAACGGGCAAAACAAAGGCCACCCGCTACGGTGGCCCCTCGACACAAGCTACACGTTATCCCCAACGCATGAGCATTGCCAACAATGCCACATTTGCGGCTGGTGGGCAATGCAATCAGTCTGGTTCAGTTCGTTGCCATACCTGCAATGAGCGCTTTTCCCTGTACTCTTTAAGGAATTGCTCAAGGGCAAAAGCACATGGCGCGAATCTTTCTGATTCATGCTCTATCTTTCTGCGCCGTCTTTTCCGTGCCGGTGATAATGTTTTGGTCAATTCTTTATCGGTCATTGTGTTGTCCTGCATAGCAATGCGCCGTAATACCTTACACCACGGCGCTGATGGTGATTACTCTGGTTCTTTGGTCTTGCGGCGCTGGAGTTCTTCACGTGCGACAGTGACGAGCTGCCCGATCTCCTCGGCGGCTTTGATTCCGAGTTTTTCCACCTGCGCCAGTGCATCGAGCGAAGAAATCAGGGGGTTTTCTCTGCTTCCTTCTGCCTGGCGGCGGGCGATTTCACCGCGCATGGCGGTTACTATGAATCCGGCGTTGCTTTCACCGTCCAGTTTTACGGATTCCATGCCTTCAATAACATCATGCGGGATCCGAGCTGTCAGTGATTGTGATTTTGCGTTTTTTGAACCTGTAGCCATCTGTAATCCTCTCAATGAAAGTGTAAGACAATATACACATAAAAAGTCTTACATAAAAGCATTGACATGTAAGCCACCTATAAATAAAGTTACTTACACCTTGTTAATGCAAGGTGCAGAAACGACGAAACCCCGCACTGTAGGAGCAGTAACGGGGCTTCTAACCACCAACGATAGCAAGATTATCGAGGCAGCTATGAGAAATTATACCATACACCCGCAAGGGCGGGACTCGTACAACCTGAATAAATACATCTGGCGTTTTATCGCCCTGAGCACCGCACAACCGCGCGTGATTCACATCGTGGCCACCAGCGAACAGGAAGCACGCCAGCAATCTCCTGATGGCTGCGTGATGGTATTCGCCGCCCGTATTCGTCAGGGGGTAGGCTTATGAGTCAGGAAATCACACTACAACAGGCAGCAGAACGCGCCCACCAAATCGAAGTTATTTGCGCACTGGCAGAGGATTACCCTGGCATGATGACCGACAGCGAATCAGGGGCAATCATCGGCTTACTTAAACGCCTTAGCGGTGAGGTCTGCGTATTCCTGAGCGATGAACAGGAAAGAAGAACGCTTATTTCTAACGAAAAAAAATGCGGAGGGGTACATGTGCAATAAAACCACACCGGACGCAGCAGAAGAAGCAATGCAAATACTGATACGTGCGCTCGTTGATGTTACCCACATGGTGGAGATTATGGAGAGAAAATCACAGTCGGAGCACGACAAAAGAAAACTTAAAACAATAAAAATAATTGCCAAAAACTCGCTGATAAAAGTTACAGACATCCTTAATGAGGACATTAAAAGAATAAGGGAGAAAATTTGTGATGCATAAAATCCCTTTTGAAGTATTAATCCACTCTGAAAACGCATTAATCCGCGCAAAGGAAATGGACGCATTACTACTTAAGTTAATTGATGTGCCGGAAAGTGGCGATGAATCTGATTCAATGATGTTTTCTGCCGTGCGTACGCTATTAACGCCTGTTATTAATGAATTAAATACAGTGATGGCAATTCACGAGAATAATAAAGCGCAGCACACCGGAGAATAAAAAACATGAAAAATAAAAATTCTGGCGTTACTGCCAGCGGCCCCGCTCGTCCTGAATTTATGAACGGCGATATTTACCGCGATAAATATGGCGGCATGGTAACGATTAAAGGCGTGGCAGAACGGCGCATCACCTACCGTCGTGAAGGCTACGAATATGATTGCGTGATGCCTGTTTATCAGTTTCGGCGTGATTTTTCTCTGGTACAGGCAGCGCCCCGCAGTAAACCAACCAGCAGGGAGAAAGCACGCGCCAATATTCAGGAAATAAAAAAGATGCTTAACGTATTCAGGGGTAAAAAATGAAACTGGCACCGAACGTAAAAAAACAGCCACGCGGAATAAAACACAAAGACACAGAGGTAATTATTTTCGCGGGTAGTGATGCCTGGTCGCACGCGAAACAATGGCAGGAGCAGGATGGCCCCGCATCCGGCGATAATGTGCCGCCTGTGTGGCTTGGGCCAAATCAGCTTGCCGAACTTGATGCGCTGAAAATTGTTCCGGATGGGAAAAAGCGCGTAAGGCTGTACCAGGCCGGAGAACTGGATTTAGTGGAGACCAAAAAGATTGGTCAGAAGCTGGCGGCGGCAGATATTCAGGACGCAAATTTTTACCCCGAAGGAATGCACGTCCAGAAGTGTGAAAACTGGCGGCGCTATCTGAATGCTGAGCGTGAAAATATTGCCGCAGGGCTTACCATGCCGGAGCAGAAAAATACGCAACTGGCACAAATGGCAGACAGTGAGCGCGCGCAGCTGCTTGCCGAGCGCTTTGATGGCGTTTGTGTGCATCCGGAAAGTGAAATCGTTCACGTATGGCGCGGCGGGGTATGGTGTCCGATCAGCACAATGGAGCTGAGCCGCGAAATGGTGGCGATCTATTCAGAGCACAGGGCCACTTTCAGCAAACGCGTGATCAATAACGCCGTTGAAGCGTTAAAAGTTATTGCCGAACCAATGGGGGAGCCGTCCGGCGATTTGCTGCCGTTCGCCAATGGTGCGCTTGACCTGAAAACGGGGGAATTTTCCCCGCACACGCCGGAGAACTGGATCACCACGCACAACGGCATTGAGTACACGCCACCAGCACCTGGGGAGAACATCCGCGATAACGCGCCAAACTTTCATAAATGGCTTGATCACGCAGCTGGAAAAGACCAGCGCAAGATGATGCGTATATGTGCCGCGCTGTACATGATTATGGCGAACCGGTACGACTGGCAGATGTTTATTGAGGCCACCGGAGACGGCGGGAGCGGCAAAAGTACATTCACCCACATCGCCAGCCTTTTAGCGGGGAAACAAAACACGGTAAGCGCGGAAATGACATCGCTTGATGATGCTGGTGGGCGTGCGCAGGTTGTCGGGAGTCGTCTTATCGTCCTGGCAGACCAGCCGAAATATACAGGCGAAGGCACGGGCATCAAGAAAATCACGGGCGGCGACCCCGTGGAAATCAACCCGAAATATGAAAAGCGTTTCACTACGGTAATCAGGGCGGTGGTGCTGGCGACCAATAACAACCCGATGATATTCACCGAACGGGCCGGAGGCGTGTCACGTCGTCGGGTTATTTTCCGCTTCGACAATATCGTAAGCGAGGCAGAAAAAGACAGGGAGCTACCGGAAAAGATCGCGGCTGAAATCCCTGTCATTATCCGCCGCTTGCTGGCGAACTTTACCGACCCTGAGAAGGCACGGGCTTTACTACTGGAACAGCGTGACGGTGATGAAGCTCTGGCAATAAAGCAACAGACGGATCCGGTTATTGAGTTTTGCCAGTTCCTGAATTTTCTGGAGGAAGCGCGCGGCCTGATGATGGGTGGCGGTGGCGATTCAGTGAAGTACACGACCAGAAACAGCCTTTACCGCGTCTATCTGGCGTTTATGGCATACGCAGGCAGGAGCAAACCGCTAAACGTAAATGACTTTGGCAAGGCTATGAAGCCAGCCGCGAAAGTTTACGGACATGAATATATTACGCGGAAAGTTAAGGGAGTAACGCAGACTAACGCAATAACAACAGACGATTGCGACGCGTTTTTATAATTTTTTGCAATGGCTGTCTACCCTGTCTACCTGAGTAAAGAAAAATACATTTAATTCAGTATATTAACTTAGGTAGACAGCCTTTTTTCACTGTCTACCTACTATCTACCCTCTCTACCTGATTTTACCTGAATCAGACAGGGAGGTAGATACGGGGTAGATAGTGGATAAAAGCACTCTACCCCGCTGAAAGCCGCGCCATTACTGGCATGAGAGCCAGTAAGGTAGATAAGGTAGACAAGGGGAGGCACAACTCAAAACTTTTTAAACGAGGGGGTAAAAATAAAAATGCGCACATCAGGAAAACTTAATAATCAGAAGAAGCAGCATAACCGCGCCATTGACCTTACAGAGCACTGGCTGAGAGTGGCGATAAAAATCATCGACCGCAACACGGGGGAAGGATACGCGAAAGCACATCCCGACCTGATAAGCGCATTCATGACCACAGCAGCGGCAAACTTTGCCACGCTGACAGAGCGGGAGATTGCCGAAGCGGAACAGGTAACAACCATCAACGTTAAAACCGGAGAGGTGGAATTATGACAGCACAGATAGCCGCTTACGGGCGGCTGGTGGACGACCCGCAGGTAAAACAGACCAGCAAGGGCACACCGATGACGCTGGCGCGTATGGCGGTATCGTTGCCATGTAGTCAGGCGCAGGATGGGCAGGCGACGTTATGGCTATCGGTCATCGCATTTGGTAAGCAGGCCGACTTCCTGGCTAAACATCAAAAAGGCGACGTTGCCAGCGTATCCGGCACGATGCAGGTCAGCCAGTGGACCGGACAGAACGGGGAAACGCGGCAGGGCTGGCAGGTTATCGCAGACAGTGTAATCAGTGCGCGAACGGCGCGACTGGGCGGCAAAAAAGGTCAACAGGGCCAGGCTACTGACGCGCTGAACAGGGCAAAACAACAGGCGGGGAATGATGATCCGTACGGGGATAACATACCGTTTTAAGCGACGAGTGACAGAAGCCGGAGCAATCCGGCTTTTTTACGGGTCCTCCTGGCGGGGTGGGCCTGAACACGGGGCGGGAGGCGCGGAAAAAAGCGCATTTTTGTGATTTTATCGTCATCATCATCATGAGCGTAATTTATTGTTTTTAATTGTTTTGATGCAAAAAAGATGATGGTTGTGGTTAATTTTTGTTCAACATCTTTGCAGGCAGATAAAAAAGCCCGATAAGGTCAGAGGTGGGTTATCGGGCTTTTGCATATGAGGTTTTTTGGTGCACTGACACACATGATCGGGATAATCATTTCATAATTTGCAACGCAACTCAATATCATTGCACAAAATGCGATCATGATTATAATCATAACTGGATGAACATCCAGTTATGATTTTTTAAGTCAAAGAGGAATTTCTTACTATGGCTGAAGAGAAAAAAGGCGGTGTTTCGGTGTACATAAGCCCCGACATCGTGAAGGCGCTCAAGGAACGCCACCAGCAGAACGTAAAAGCAGGCATTGCGGCAGGACTTGATCCGCTGGCGATGGTTGAGCCGTCAACAGGCTGGCAGGTACGCGCCTATTTACGCGCGGCGCTGGGTATGAATCAGGTTCACGGGGGGGAATAATGACAGTAAAAGCAATGGTACTTAACACTAACCAGCTTTTTGCGTACCTGAATCGCGGGGATATTGCGGAATTTAAATTCAGTCCGCTGTTTACCACGCTGTTTTTCCCGAACGTGGCGACATTCAGCACGCAAAACATCATGCTGGATACCCTGGACATTGAAGAAGTCACCATGTCGGCGTTTTGTTCGCCTATGGTGGGTAGCCAGGTTCAGCGCGATAAAGGGTACGAAACCAGCACGATTAAACCTGGCTACATGAAGCCAAAGCACGAAATCGATCCAACGAAAACCATCATGCGCATGGCTGGAGAAGATCCGGCACAGCTTAACGACCCTACCTATCGCCGTATGCGCCTGATTACTGGCAACATGCGCCGCCAGATAAACGCCATTAAAGCGCGCGTGGAATGGCTGGCGGTAAATGCGGTAACGACCGGAAAAAACATCATTGAGGGCGAAGGCATAGAGCGCTATGAAATCGACTGGAAGATACCGGAAAAAAACATCATAGAGCAGGCCGACGGGAAAAAATGGTCAGAGCAGGACAAAGAAACCCACGATCCAATCTATGATATCGAACTATACGCCGATCAGGCTGGTTGCCCCGCAAACGTCATGATTATGGGCGCTGAGGTATGGCGAACGTTACGCAGCTTTAAAAAATTCCGTGAGCTGTACGATCTTTCCCGTGGTTCAGAGTCCGCCGCAGAGCTGGCCTGTAAAAACCTGGGCGAAGTGGTGAGCTTTAAAGGCTATCTGGGCGATATTGCCCTTATCGTCTATTCCGGCAAATACACTGACAGCGACGGCACAGAAAAATATTTCCTTGAGCCTGATTTGCTGGTTCTGGGCAACACCAACAATAAAGGGCTGGTGGCCTATGGTGCGATTATGGATCAGGACGCAGTAAGAACAGGCGCAACGCAAAACATGTTTTACCCGAAAAACTGGATTGAGGACGGCGATCCGGCGATTGAGTACGTGCAGACGCACAGCGCACCGCAGCCGGTTCCGGCAGATATTCGCAAATTTGTTACCGTCAAAATTGGTTAACGGGGGATTCTATGGACACTCCATACATTGAGTTATTTGCAGGCAGTCAGCAGGTCGCCACGACGCTGGTACATTTTGCCGCTGATGCTGGCGTTATTCAGGAATTTACCCCGCTGATGCTGGCGGACAATGGCGAGTTTAAGCCGTGGGATGGTAAGGAATCTGGCAAGGCTGTTTATCTGACCTCGTACCCTGTGGACACGTCAAAGCAGAAATCAGCACAGTGTTACAAGACGGGGATATTCAATATTGCCGCCGTTAACTGGCCTGAGAGCGTCGACACCGATGCGAAAAAATGCGCCGCCTTTGCGGGTTCCGGCGTATCCGTTCAGCCGCTGGCCCGATAAGCAGGGGGAACGATGGCAACGAATGAAAGCATCATGACGCTACCGCTGGCGAGTAAATTTAAAGCCGAAGCGCGGGCAATGGCTGACAGAGGTTTATCAACCTATGAGGCCGTATATCAACTAAACAAACTGGAAGAGCAGGACAAGCCGCGCGCTGATGCGATTATGGCGCTTCATGAGCATAAAGACTATCAGCCGCTGTTACGTGCAATGGCAAACGTGCCATGTATTAGCGTCGATAATGCTCGTGAAATCCTGAACATGACCATAGAGCAGGAGCGCCCAAAGGTTGCACCAGAGCTTACCGCAGCCTTTGAAAACTTTATGGACATGCACAGCCCGCAAGCCGTATCAGCTGGCATGGCATACGATGGCAGAAACCAGGGCGATGACGGCGACATCGATCGCATACTGAAAACCATCTGAGACAAGGCCGGAGAAATCCGGCTTTTTTTTACGGGTCCTTTCCGGCATATGGAGCCGTTACGGGGCGGCGACCTCGCGGGTTTTCGCTATTTATGACGTTTTTCCGTGAAGGTGACACCACCACCACTTGATTAACATTTAATCAGTCAATTGAGGTAACATTATGATTAATAAGGCTTGTTTTGTAAGTCAGCAGGAAATAGCTGAACATTTCAAGGTAAACAGAACCACTATTCGCGCATGGACCAAACAAGGGATGCCGTATCTTAATGCGGATCGCGGAAAGTCCGGCGGTTATCACATCGGGCATACATTGCTTTGGTCTTCAGGTAAAAGCCATCTTGAGGCCATTGGATATCACGTAGAAACCAGTGCGCTGGAAAAAATTATGGTTGCCAGGCTGCTTTCATCTGAGCGTGACGAGTACTCCAGTGAAGAAACAGAACATAGATTTGATGAAGGTTTACAGATTTACGGCTACTCACCGGAAGAAGTGAGCAAAGCGCGAAATAAAATGGCCGGCTTTCTGGCTGGGTGGCGTCATGCCGTAAGCGTTTGCCGTGCCAGCATGGAACAATCAGTCGTTACAGAACAGCAAAGTTAAAAATCACTTTCTGTTACGCCATCAAATACGCAATACAACAACCACGTATTTTTTTAAAACTATTTGATTCAATTAGCATTTTTTTATTTTTAGCATCAAAAAAACACTATCAGGTTGTTGTATTGCTCTTTATTTTTACTTAGTTATCAAATGGATATGACAAACAATTAAACAACAACCTCCCTCTAAAAAAGCTCATAAATAGCGAAAAACCGCGAGGTCGCCGCCCCGTAACGGGCCATAATTCCAGGAAGGACCCGACGACACCAGACTATCAGAGCGATGGGGGCACAATGACAGAAGCCGAACTACTGGGATTAATCCGCCGCGTTACCGGAATCAGCCAGCAGCATGACGAACAGGCCACACAGCCGGACAGCGTGACCGCTGAAAATTATGTGCGTGTTGTTGCTGAGGTGATGCGCCGTGATGGTATCCAGCTTAATGATGTTGATATGCGCGACATACGGATCCGCGTTCTTGAAATGCTGGCCTACCGTCGCCGCGTGCAGACGTACAGGGAAAAAGCAAAAATTACGTACCACTGGAAGAAGCCGGAGCGGTTACGGCGGTAACTGGTTGATATTTTCGAAATTCGCCAGCGGCGAACTGAGGTAGCCTGAGTTTAACGGACACTCCTTCCTGAAATAGAATGGCATCAGAAGGAGCTAATAATGAGCAGAAAAAACCAACGTTACTCTAAAGAGTTCAAAGCCGAAGCTGTCAGAACGGTTCTTGAAAATCAACTTTCGATCAGTGAAGGCGCTTCCCGATTATCCCTTCCTGAAGGCACTTTAGGACAATGGGTTACCGCCGCCAGAAAAGGGCTCGGTACTCCTGGTTCCCGCACGGTGGCTGAACTGGAATCTGAAATTCTGCAACTGCGTAAGGCGTTAAATGAAGCTCGCCTTGAGCGAGATATATTAAAAAAAGCAACAGCGTATTTTGCACAGGAGTCGCTGAAAAATACGCGTTAATCGAACAATGGCGACAACAATTTCCCATTGAAGCGATGTGTCAGGTATTTGGTGTATCCAGGAGCGGTTATTACAACTGGGTACAGCATGAACCCTCAGACAGAAAACAAAGTGATGAGCGGCTAAAACTGGAGATTAAGGTGGCACATATCCGCACTCGCGAAACATATGGAACCCGGCGGCTCCAGACGGAGCTGGCAGAGAATGGCATCATCGTTGGTCGTGACCGACTGGCACGTCTTCGTAAGGAGCTAAGGCTACGCTGTAAGCAGAAACGCAAGTTCAGAGCGACTACGAACCCGAACCACAATCTGCCAGTTGCGCCAAATCTGCTGAACCAGACGTTCGCTCCTACAGCACCAAATCAGGTCTGGGTGGCGGACCTGACGTATGTTGCCACACAGGAGGGATGGTTGTACCTCGCTGGCATCAAAGATGTTTATACGTGCGAAATTGTCGGCTACGCCATGGGAGAGCGCATGACAAAAGAGCTGACAGGTAAAGCCCTGTTTATGGCGCTCAGGAGCCAGCGCCCACCTGCCGGGCTAATCCACCACTCTGATCGAGGTTCACAGTACTGCGCATACGATTACCGGGTCATACAGGAGCAGTCTGGTCTGAAAACATCAATGTCGCGTAAAGGTCACTGTTACGACAACGCTCCGATGGAAAGCTTCTGGGGAACGCTGAAAAATGAGAGCCTGAGCCACTATCGTTTTAATAACCGGGATGAAGCCATCTCAGTAATACGGGAATACATTGAGATTTTCTACAATCGTCAGCGTCGTCACTCTCGTCTGGGGAATATCTCCCCGGCAGCCTTCAGGGAAAAATATCATCAGATGGCTGCTTAA